CAGTTTTGGAAGAGCAACGTATTGTCCTCCAAAACTGAGTCCTATTCCTCTCTCATTGTGTTCTTCTAGAAACCCAATATTCGTAAACATAAAATCTTCTTCTGCAAGATTAAGAGTCCAGAAGATAGGGGTAACTACTGGATCGAAAACTGATTCGATAATTGTTGGATTCCCCTCATCATCAAAGATTAGCATAATAACTCCTATAATTCTACTTGTTCTATTCGAAAGGGATATTTAGCCTCTCGATAGTATCTGATTCGTTCTTTCATATGTTTTTGACTATATTTTCCGTTACTACAAATATCCAAAATATTCACATGGTGCTTATCGGAAGCTCTTCTTAATCCTCTTCCGATAGTTTGAATGGCTCGGACAAAGGCTTTTCCTCCATCTACCAAAACTAGATTAAAGATCCGCTGGATATCAATTCCTGCTCTAGCTATTCCATAAGTGGCAATAACTATCTTATTATCCTCTTCTCCGAAACTGTTATATTCTTCAGCTCTGTCATCTGTGTCCGTCTTTCCGTAGAGGAAAGTACTTCCTGGGATAAAGGCATGGAGAGTTTGCCCTGCCTTAATGCTCTCTACGAGAATCAAGGTATTTCCTTTTTGGGCCACCGAGATAATGAGAGAAGAGATAGCAGCTAGCCTTTTCTTATTTCTAGTCAAGAAGGCTTTTTCAGCATCCCAATTGAGATGTTCTGTCAAGCAATCTTGGAGTTGAGCAATGGTTATCTCTAGATTAGCCAGATATTTTTTATCAATTAATTCTTTCGCCGTAAGTTTAAAAATTACTGGACCTAAGGCAGATTTGATAGAAGCTCTATCTGCTTTGGGTTTTGGAATAGTTCCAGTCATTCCAAAGCGGTATTGGATCTGAGCTCCATAACCTTCAGTTAATAATTTAAAGAGGACATTTGCTTTAGCTCCATGGACTTCGTCTACCAGTACTACCTGGAAGTCTTTTAGGATCTCCTGTTTGTTCTTGATGGCTTGCCAGGTCCCAACAATGTGTTTATGCTCTAGAAGTTTCTTCTTTCCATAATAGAAGCCAGTATCTAATCCCACCTTCACAAAACTAGCAGCAGTTTGCCTCACCAGGTCTGCGTTAGGAACGATGGTTAAACTTCGGAGAGGTTCATATCTTTTTATTATAGCAGCATTGATATAAGTCTTTCCGGCCCCCGTTGCTAATTCTAAAATTCCTTGTCCGTTCCGGAGAGCTTCATTGACCGAATCCACTTGATAATATCTGAGAAGAATCGGAGGGAGAAAACCAGAATCGATATCTCCAGGATAAAATCTAGGCTTTCTCTTGTCAATGAGCTGGATTTGATACCCCAGATCTATGATCCAAGGAACCATATCCTCCAAGAGATTGATGTAGGTGTTCCCGTTAGCCTTGACGTATTTAATTTTCCCATCCCAAGATCCTTTTTGGTAACTGGGCATGAAGTAAGCTCCCTCTACGTTAAGGCTCCAGTCCTTAATAAGGGCTTCTCGATGAAAGGATTTCAAACCTTGGATGTTGCAATTCACTTCATCTCGTAAAGTAATATGGCATGTTCCAAAATCCAGAGCTGCTTCCTCTAAGAGTTCAACTTCTGTATATACTCCATCGCCGAATTTAGTCATCTCGAATTTGAATTAGTTCCTCTTTCAAGGCTTCCAGATTATTGAAAATTCCAGTAGCAAACTGAAGCATAATATCCCATCTCTCTTGACCTTCTTCTAATAGGATATAGCCTGGTTTCCCTTGGCCTATCATATATCCTAATTCTAGGTGAGCTGACTTTCCAGATGGGTAAGTAAGAACAGCAATCTCACAACGGTTAATATGACCTAGATCAAATTCAAAAATGTGCTGGGCTGCGTAGCCATTCAGAGCTTCCATATAAGTACGGCCTCTAGTCATTTCGTAATCTCTCCAGTGTTCGTCTGCCCGATGGCCGGGAGCAAACCAGTCATCGAAAACATCGAAGCCGATTTCTCGAAGAGCATTTCCTATAGTGGGGATATTTTCGTTTCTGAGGGATCCAATTAAGTAGATTGATTTCATTATATCAAAGCATCCTCTAATCCAGCACTTCTAAGTTTTACAATGTGGGAAATCATCCAACCTTTGGATCGAAAAGCTTCTACTAAGCTTTCGAACTTCTCGTATATCACAGCAATTTCTTGATAGAGATCGTCAGCAGATTGCCAGCGTTTATCTGAGTTAATGTATTGCTCGATGTCTTGTTTTTGAAGAGCACGAGCATATTTTTCCAAATATTCTCGATAGAGAGATCCTCGAACTCTTTTTGCTTTTCCGTCGTAATAGTTTCGAAGAGCTTTTAATTCTGCTCGAAGCTCGTCATATCGTCCCAGCCAAGCTGGTTGAGAAGCAGCTTCTTTTTGAAGCTCTCCAGAAACTCTGAGTTTTTCTTTTCCCTTCTCGTATTCAGCCTCACAATAATCCAAAAAGTCCACTAGGGCTGTCACGTCTGATTTAGCTTTCTGAAACTTGCTCATATTTTTGTTTCTCTGGGATTACTCCCCTGACACCTCCTCGAGGATCTTTCATGTCTCCTTTATATCGAGGGATCAAATGAATATGGAGATGAGGAATAGTCTGTCCAGCAGCTTCCCCCATATTGATTCCAATATTAAATCCGTCTGGACTGAATTTGAGTTGGAAGAGATATTGACGTTCTTTAACCATTTCCCAAAGATCTAAAAGTTCTTCATCGGTGGCTTCAAAATAATTAGAGAAATGCCTCTTGGGAACGATTAGGGTATGACCTTTAGAAACTGGATACTTATCCCATCGAGAATAAGAGAGTTCTGTCTCTGTAGCAATATCCCAATGAAGGGGATCACAGAACGGGCAAGGTTCTTTATTCATTTAAAAGCTGTGCTCCGGTCGCTGAAATGCCTTCCACCCCATTATCTTCCGTGGAGTCTGGAATAACATCTGGGTTTTCTTTTAGAAGGGAGTCAGCAATAGGTTGGAAGTTCTTGCTCTGGAATTTCTCTCCGGTCTTCACCACTGTGTACCAAGCGTGATCCTGAGAGACGATTCCAGAAGCTACGAATTGTTTTAGTAGACCGCTGTATGGATCTAATCCTCCGTTATAGGGAAGGTCCATATCAACTCTCTGGAAAGGTTGAGAGAATCTAGTTTTCAGACACTTGGTCTTCACGTAAATTCCTTCCGTAGGAGCTTTGGCGCCTAGAGCTTTATCTTTCAATTCTTTCTTGGCCAGCATCAAGACAATAGACGCGGCATAGATCAAGCCATCTCCTCCAGAGATACTCGTTCTAGGATTTCCGTACATATCAGAACCTTTGTAGGTGTGATTGGTGGCTATTACTCCAGCATCATATTTTGCAATCTGGTTCGTGATCATTCGGAAGAATAAACGAAGCTGTTTAGCTTTGGCTCCCATGTCCGCTTTCATTTTTCCTTCTGTGAATTCTTTCTGCTCTTTTTCTGTCAAAAGCATTCCTAAAGAATCGATAACGAATAGAAGGGGAGTTCGTTCTTCTTCTGGGATGTCAGCTAGGCCTTTCAGAACTTTGCTGATAAGATTTTGGCAGTGGGCGACAGTAGCTACTCCGTAGTAGAGGAGTTTATCCTCGGCGGTATCTACTCCTGCTCTTTCCAAGAATCCTCGATCCAGAGCAGCTTCCGAATCTAAAATGATAGGAAGAATCCCCATGGGTTGGGCATTTTTCATAATGGAGCAAGCCATATAGCTCTTTCCCGATCCTGGATCTCCAGCGAGAATCATCGTCTTTCCCATAGGAAAACCCCGCTGAAAGTCTCCGCTGATGATTTTGTTGAGGGCGTAGTTTCCGGTATGGATCCAAGTTTTGGGATCGTGAAATCCCACTTCCAACTCTTCTCCCAATTTCCCCTTATTGATTAGTTTGTCTAAGTTAGCCTTAAACTTTTTCATTCTAGTTCTCCTGTAAAGGATAGCCGGGCCGAAGCCCGGCTAAGAAGGGTTATTCAGAAGTCCGAGCATCTCGACGTCTAGCAATGGCTGCTAGAATCTCGTCTGCTTGAGGAGTTCCTCCAGTGGCCGGAGCGGCTTTAGCAGGTTCTTCTTTCTGAACTGCTGCGGGCTCTTCCCAGGCTGGAGTGTCTGTCTTTTCAGAGACAGGAACTTCTTCTTTAACTACAGGAGTACTGCGGTCAGGGGTATCGAATGCGGATTCTGCGGGAGCAGATTTCTGATTACTTCGGCCAGGAGGAGTATAAGGTTCTCCTGTCAAAGCACTCGTAAGCATTGCTTCTACATTCTTCAGATCAGGTTCTCGAGGAAGCTTTTCTTTCAGAATATGGAGTTCTAGAGTTTGAAGGAATTCTGGATCAACTGCGGAAGGACGAGGAGCAAATCTACTGTTGGAGTAGTTAGCTCGAGTTCCTTGGCGAGTTTTCGTGATCCGGAAGTTGTATCCATTCTCATAATCCGTGGGCATGCATTCCACATCTCTCTGCATTATCTGCGTCTTGATAGCGGAATAGATCTGCCACCCAATAGAAATCAGCTTAGGCTGTTTCTCGGGTTCGTCATAATCGAATGGGGAATCAACCACAATTCCTTGGCCGATCCAGGAACGCTTCTTGTAAAAGCGGCTTCCATTATCGTCGTCTCCGTCGTCGTAGAATTTCTTAGCAACGTTACAAACAGGACAGTTTTTTCCATACTGAGCTAAACAAGGAATGCTTCGCTGTTCTGTTTTTCCGTCAATTGTTACTTCTAGTCTGTGTTGCCATTTCTCCACGAGGAAGTGAGAGGCTTGTGGATCACCGTCAGGTAGGAATCGGAAGGTTGCCGTTTGGTCGAAATCAGCTTTCCAAAAGGGGTACCAATCTCCGGTACTAAAGCCACCTTTTTTTTCGTCTGCGGATTTGAATTGACTTATTAGGTCGTCTAACGTGAGGCTCATAATCAATGTCTCCTATTTTATAATCAATGAGTTAGTGATAAATTTTATCAATGTGTATGAGTATATGTATACTCCACAAAACAAATTTAGCACTAAACAAGTTCCAGAAAAGATGGATCTGGAATCAGAGGAGACGATTACTTTTCTTTAGATTTTCTATGGCAGGAATTACTTGTAAATTCCAAGGAACATGAAGTCCGCGGACTGTTTTTCCTTGGAGAGGAATGATATGATCGACGTGGTGGGGAATACCTGTAGATTCGCTGAGGATTTGAGCTTCTTGATATTTAGCTAGGATTTCTTCTTTCATTTTAGAAGAGAGCCACGGCGGGGTAGCTTTAAGCATTTGAGCTTGGTGTCTAACTGCCTTGGCATTTAATTTAGCTCTATTATTTTTACACCAAACTTTCCTTTTCTCCTTATTGGCTTCCTGATAGGCTCTTATCTTTTCTTCATTAGCAGCATAATAAGATCGCTTATAAGCATCTATCTTTTCCTTGTTAGCTTTATAATAAGCCCTTTTATATGCTTTTATTTTTTCTGGATTAGCTTTTTCCCAAGCTCTTTTTCGCTCTGCAAATCTTTCTTTATTGGTCTCATAATAAATTTTCATTTGGGCTTTTTGTTTTTCTGTGATCATAATCTATATTATACCACGTCTCTAGAATTTTATCAACCTCTAAATTCTAGGATATAAATAACTTATACCTCGTACACTAAAATAGGATACGTATGTATCCTATTTTGGTTGACACCATTGCGCGCGTGGTGGAATTTAGTAGACACGATAGCCTGGAACGCTATTGGTACTTCATGTATCGTGCGGGTGCAAGTCCTGTCGCGCGTACTTCTTATACTAAGATCAATCTTCGGTAGGCCATTCTATGTGCCTACATTTTATTTATCCTCATGGAGACTTATCCTTTCTCCTTCTGGAACTAAAGTTTCTAGAAAAAGGCCAGCGCCCGAAAGCACCAGCCTTTTTTCTACAAGTTTAAGAAGACACTCAGTTTAGAACTGAGGAGTATAGTTACAAGCAGCTGAATTACCATGCTGAAATGCTCCAAAATACTTAAGC